AGTTGTTCTAGTGTCTGTAGCAAAGACGTAGTCTCTAGCTTCTTGACCCATTGACAACCATTTACGGCGAGCGTCTTCCCACTCTCTGTATAGGTCAGCAACTTGTGTTGCTAACAGATGGGGGTCCATTACATCCTGAAAGGATTGGGCTCTATTCATGTTCGTATAACTCCGCCGAACTTAGGATGATAAATCACGTTACTTCTTTTAGCAACATCTTCTCTTGATTTATTAGAAGTAGGTGCTGCGATATGTTCAATAGCGTTACTTAACGCATCTTTAATGTCATCATGGGGTGGAAAGAGAGCTACAAGCTCATCTTCTAAGATTTGACAGTTACCACCTCTATAGTGCCACACAGCCATGTTACTGTACACTGGTTCGAGAACTGCCATCATTCTTTCTTCTTTAGAACCACCATGTCTGTTTGGTTTAGTTTCAATAATAGACAACATAATACCATTTGGCTTAAGATATGATTCTCGGAGCTCTTTAACAATGGCTTGTTGTGCAGCAACCGTTTCAATTACAATCTTATTAAAGTTCCAACGAGTATGCATGTCAAGTAGACGAACATAGTAGTCTCTAATAGAGTCTGTTTTAAATCGATCAATATCTAAGACGTACATATTACGTTCTGCGTCAATACCTAGTACAATAACAACAGAAGAGTCTGCTTTCTTTGTAATTGAGTAAGACAGGTCCATAGCAGCAATAATGTTTAGACGTCGTCCAGAGATAGTCCAATATGAACCGTTCCAGATAAGCCGGGATTTATCATAGTATTGGAACTTATCTCGTGAAATGGCAGTCCCGGTGGCCCCGTTCGGGTCATTATAGTACTGTGCCCGGAATTGAGTTTGATCAAGGTACTGAGCTCTTTTCTTTGACAGAATAGATGCGTCGAACCCAAACCACTTACCATCACTTCTCTGTTGTCTTGGCCAGATAAATTCACCAGTTCCATCACCTGCATCTTCCACTTGTCTTTCAAAGAACTCATATACTGGTTTAGAACCAATAACTTCACCTTTGTTATTGTAGATGTCATACTCCATAGCAGCCATATGCCCGTAGAGGTCATCAGGGTGATACCTAGTACCAACGACCCACTCTCGGGCATCGGCGCCTGCAATAGACGCTAGAAGCGAATATTGAAGTTTGACTTTTTCTCGACCTTCTTTAGTGTAGGCATTCTCATACACAACAATGTCGTCTTGTACGATAACGTCAGCGTGAAGACCTGTAATAGCTGTGGTCAGACCAGCAGTAAATACAGTAGGGTCACGAACGCCTTCTTCTTTACGTTTAGGGTGGTCCACAGAGAACTCTGATGCTGTCCACTTTTCACGTTCACCAACCTTTTCATTTACCATCTCAGGCCAGTACTTTGAATACAGCTTAGATGTCATTAAGTCTTGAATAAATTTAATCTGTTTTTCAGCAAGGTTAGCTGTAGCAGAGATGTACAGAATTCTACAATCTGGGTGTTTAGTGATGTGCCACACGACTCGATAAGCTACCATTCGGGATTTACCGTGGTCGCGTGGCAGTAGCGTTACTTGGTGTGAACTTGCTTCAGAGCGTGTCCACCAAGAGCAAAGTTCAGAATGAACAGAACCAAGCACTTGCTTTGGGGATATAAGTCTAATAAAAGTCTCTAGATCAGCTTCAGCAGCATTTCTAATTTCCCACTGAGCAGGTGTTAGGTCTTTATCACTTCTTACGTTTGCCACGTTTATTGTCTCTCACATTTGCTCGTTCTGAGCGGATTCGGGTTGGTCCTTTTGCGTCACCATTAATATGGTCAACGTGTTTACCATCCCCTTTTTTAACTTTGCCTTCGCGCATTGCTTTACGACGGTCTTTATTTCTTTGTACCCGCTTACGAACTTCACTAGGTTTCTTTTGAAACTTTGCTTTAGCTCTTTTCTCAGCAGGTGACATCTTTTCACCCTTCATAGCCATCAAAGCTGTCCTTTAAGTATAATAGAATTCCACTTGACCTCGGTTACCATCTCCAGACATTACTCCAAAAGATGCGCCGTTACCACCATCACCAGCTTGTGTAGCTGCACCAAAACCACCAACACCATCAGAAATACCGGGGTCTCCGTCTGTTCCAGCAACACCTGTTGTGTTTGTTGTACCACCTGAAGCCGTACCACCAGCACCACCTGTACCACCAACACCAAGACCTCCACCGCCTCCGTTGGCTGTCATAGACACAGCTCCCCCAGACACAGTTCCAGTCACTGACGATGCGTTACCAGCAGCACCAACACCGTTTGTGGTTCGTCCAGCAACCAGAGCACCAACTGTGTACGTAAGGGTGTTACCCCCTACAACAGCAATAGTACGCTCACAGAAACCGCCTTCGCCACCACCACCTGCACCAAAATCAAGAACACGTTGTCCACCAGCACCACCGCCACCACCTACTCGAATACGAACCGAAGTTGCACCAGTAGGAACTGTTTCAGTGGCACCTGTGCCAGAAGTATAGATTCTGTTTACAGGGGTAAATCCACTTCTTAAGGTTTGCATAAAAGCATTTAACATACTCATGTAAACGCTCCAGTAAGAATAACAACAGTAGACGATCTCCAGTGCATACCACCCATTTGGTTAGCTGCAAGAGTTGCAGTAGCAGAGTCAGTACCATTTACAAACATAGTAAGACCTGCACCACGAGTAAACGTTCTAGCTGCTGTACCCGGATCAAACGTAGTTTTATCGTTTGCAGCAAATACTGCTGTGTTAAGGGTTACGTTACCAGTAAGGTTAACTTGTTTGTTAGCACATTCATTAGTTAATGTACCTGTTGTTTGAGAAGACACCGCAACAGCAGCTTGAATACCTGTTGTATCAATAGTTGCTCTTAATGTACCACCAGCACTAAAACCAATCTGATCTGCACCAATCCAGTACATACCTGTGTTAGTATCACCAACAAAAGTAAAGTTTGGAACGGTTACTGTTCCAATATTATTGGACAGAGCCGCAGAACCATTACCATTTCCTGCGTATAAGAAAGAAGTATTCCAACGCCAACGTTCTGTTCCTCCTAATGTTAAACCAATTTGGTCTGCAGAAGGAGAGAAGAAACCTGTGTTAGTATCTGATGCAAAAGATATTGTAGGGGTTGCAGCAGTACCTGTAGCTGCTTGAATTTGTCCGTTAAAAGACACTTCACCAGTAGATGCTACAACAACTCTCGAAGCACCTCCAGTAATTAATCGAAGTGCAGCAGCTTCAGATGTAGACAAATCAAAGTTGCCAGTGCCACGATGAATAATCTGTGTACTAGCATTAGCACCAGTGTTATTTCGGAGAATCCTAAAAGCATAGTCAGTATAAGTTGTGTCACCTACAAAGTCGATGTAAGCATAACCATCTCCGGTACGTCCACCGCCTAACTCAATAAAGGCAGAGGCAGTTGTAACGTTTGGAGCTACTGTTACGCCACCAGACGAAGAGATACTAAGTCTACGTGCACCAGCAGTTGCAAAATCAAGAGTATCTGCACCACTAGAATACATACCTGTGTTTGTATCACCAGTAAAAGACAAGCTTGGAGCCCCAACAGAGCCTAACGTCGTAAGAACTTGTCCACCAAAAACAGCAGAGTTGTTTCTTGTAAAATAAAGAGGGGTCCCTGAAAAAGAACCTGCGTCAGTATAAGAGTAGAAAACAAAGTTAGAACCGGCATTAGAACCAGTTTCAGCGTTTGAGTCTACACCAACAGCCCACCGATTAGACCCACTAGTTTGATAAAGAGTAAGTCTTTGAGTTCCAGCAGCAGTATTAAACCTATATGGGTTTGCAGAAGTGCGTGTCGTCACCCCTGAAACAGTGTGATCACCCGCAAAAATACCAGAAAGTGTTCCAGCATTGATTGTAGGAGACGTCAGCGTCTTATTAGTAAGAGTTTGTGTACCTGTAAGGGTAACATAAGAAGACCCTTCAACACCATCTAAAAGGTCTGCATCAAGTCCAGAACCTGTACCATCATTGCCTGCGTGCCAGACCTTATGTGAGACTGCACCAAAACTCCAACCACCAATCTTTAGTTGATTGTCTGTGTCCAGTCCAAAATACGCTGCGTACGCACCATTCCGATGGAATGACATAAAAGCTGCGCCGGTTGAGTTTTGAAAGACATCAAGTGAAGACAAACCCCCAGTAGCATTTGCTATAACATTAGTATCATTTTGTGCAAATCTATTGGCAGCAAAGTTCCAAGTCTGCGCGCCCGACCAAGTATTGGTGCCGTTCAGGAGGGGGATCGTTGCGCCAGAAGTGCCTGTATTTTGAGTAGCAGCAGTTCCAAGACCAAGAGTGGTTCTAGCTGTAGCAGCGTCAGCATCATCAATTAAAGTTAGACCATAAGCTGAAACAGCAGATGCGTTTAATTTTAATCCAAGAGAAGTAGACACTGTTGTAGCAAAGTTAGGATCGTCTCCCAGAGCAGCAGCAAGTTCATTTAAAGTGTCAAGTGCTGCTGGAGAAGAATCAATAAGGTTTGTTACAGCAGTCTGTACAAATGCTGTTGTTGCTACTTGTGTTGTGTTTGTACCAGCCGTAGCTGTAGGGGCTGTAGGTGTTCCAGTAAGAGCTGGGGAAGCTAAAGGAGCTTTTAAATCTAAAGCAGCTTGAAGACCAGTAACATCACTAATAATATGTGTATGGCTTGTAGCGGCTACTCCAAGAGTAGTTCTCATGGTTGCAGCATCAGCATCATCAAGCAATGTTCTTGCAAAAGATGTAAGGGGTGTTACTGCGTACACATCAGACGCAGTAGTATAAATCATTCTATCTGCAAGAGTTGTGAGGCCCGAGATAGACTGAAGACCAGCATCATATGCTTGTACGTTAGTACCAATAGCTAGACCGAGATTAGTCCTTGCTGTAGGGGCGTCAGAAGCTCCCGTTCCTCCATTAGCTACGCTAAGATCAGTACCGAGCCACTGACTGTTATTTACTGTGTCGAGGAACGCTAAGTCTTGTAATGTCAGGTCAAACGCTTCTAACGCATCTAGTCTTGTGTCATAAGCTACATCAACGGCTTCAAGCGCAACAATGTCACCCTCAGCAGTCGTAAGACGTGCATCAAGAGCAAGATCAGCAGCTTCAAGCGCTGTAAGATCAACAGACTGATTAATAGCCTGTCTAGACCTTACTGGACTTTTAACCTGATTTGGTAGTTGTTTACGACCTGACATTATTTAATCCTATAATATTATGGGGCGATACCATTACCTGCAAGGGTTTTAACCCAGATGTTTTGACCCGGTTCAATACGGAGAATCCGAACCGAGTTCGGTAAGACAACAAAGAAATCTGTGCTTGCCCAAGTGGTGTCCATTGGAGGTGTAACAGTCCCAATCTTTACAGCATGGGCTACTGTGTCAGTATTTGTGTAAACACAATACGTGTCAGAAGGAGCTCCTGAGATTCCACCGCCGGGTACGCTTAACCAATAAGTACCGGCTGTACCAAGGTAAGGTTTAACATAAAAATTGTCAGTACCGGCTTCGACTTCTAAAGAGTTCTTAGAGTCACTAATATATTTAACTTCAATTGCATAAGACATCTAAGTTAACCCTTTTTACTTGGTCTTGTTGGAGGTTTTTTAAGTTGCATTCTTTTAAGAGGACGTTTCATTGTCTTAACAGGACCTCCGGTGTGATTACCACCACCTCTATCATTTCTAGAGATTTGTGGGAAACCCTGTTGAGGATCACGTCCCTTAGACCAAGGAGTCTTTTTAACAGGTTGACGTGTTGCGATACCTAATAGATCAATAGGTTTCTTCTTCTTAGGTGTGGTGTGTTTGGGGCCTTTAGTGGCACCGGGTTTATTTTGTTTGTACATTATTTTACCAATCTTAAACCAATGCGTTCCATGTCTTCACGGTCCGCGTCCAATATCTTTACTGCTTCTTTTAATTTACCTTTAACCTCAGCCGCGCTGGGTCTACCACGACCATCAACTTTATCATATTCAGCAGTTGCTAAATACTTAGCTGCGGCTAAAGCTTGTTTGTCATCATCACTAAAAGCAATATCTCGAATCTTTCGAACTGCTTTAGACTTTAATCTGGCATAAAGTTCTAGTTTCCAAGTGTCAACAGCTTCTTTAAACCAGTCTGATTTACTGTACATAAACTCCCAGTGTTCATAACAACCAAAGAATTTAAGAGCAGTTTCATACCCTGTCGGGTCTTCTGAGACCAAGAAGTGATCTCTAACAGATGGCCTAGGGTCCTTAAGATCAGTTTTAATGTCTAACCAATAAGGTGCATTCTTTATAGACTCTTCATCCATAAAGAACTTTTTACAGACATCAACAAATAATGATCTAGTTTTATAACCATTAGATGTTCTAGTAATATCAAAGATAGACATAAAACACACTTTATTAAAGATAAGACATAAAAAGAAAAGAACTTACTCGGGGCGGGCCGGGTGGGTATAGCTCCCCCCATTTGCTCCTCTATCCCCCTTGCCTAAGGGTGGTTAAATAACTAAAGATATATAACAATAGTTATAAGATAGGACTTATATAAAATAAGAATTAAAAGATAGTTGATAATAATTAGCTGTTAAGATCAACTTTAGCTCTGTAGATATATTAATCTACTTACTCAAAGAAGTATATTATAGCATACTTTTTAATGTTTGTCAAGTCCTTTTTTTAATAAAAGTGCATTTTTTTCATAATTTTTGTGAGAAATTTTCAAGGTGTGTTATTGCATAACTGAAGGATGTGCGCCCCCCTGCCCCGGCCGTCCGTGTACTGATTGTCCGTGGTCTGATATTCCGTGTACTGCACAACTCACAGTGCTCCCACAGTACCAAGATCATCCGTGTACAGATATTCCGTGTACTGACATAGTGACGGATAGTCCGTGTACGGAAGTTCTGCATACTGATCATATACTCTGAGTCATCCGCCTACTGATGATATGCTCCGAGTACAGATTAAATACTGAATGATCCGTATACTGTTCAATATTGAGTGTCACACTATATCATCAGTGTACGTACTAAATACCACATTCATTCCATTATATATTGTCCGTGTACGTACCATTGCCAAGTATCGTCCGTGTGCTGACATCCGTCATCAGTGTACAGACTATGTTAATCAGTGTACGTACTATATCTATGTGTATTGTGTCCAAGCACTATGGTTAATAAAAAAGGTGATTTTATTCACACAAAACCTGTTTTTGTTATTGACTTGTTAAGGGGGGTGTGAGACTATCAATCCATAGAGAGAGACGGGGGCGCGGGCAGGACGCGCGCGGCACAACCCCCGAATCTCACCAACCAAGTCTTAAACGTCTAGTTGAAGAGAGCGATGAACTATGTCTAAAGCTCAGATGCGCGCAATGGTCGCGGCTGCCGTTGTTACTGCAAAAGCCAATGGCACCTATAAGGTATGTGAACCTCAAGGCGCGCGGCGTGTTGTTGCCCGTGTTGGCGGCTTGAAAGTTTCTCGCCTGAAGTAACGGGGCGTTAACAAGTTTAGGGCAGAGTGTGACTCGTGCGGCTAGGATTGCTGCGCCCTAATACCTAACAAAGTGTCACCAGCGCGGGGTGTCTCGCATTGCTGGATGGGACGCGACCATGTGCAACCTTGCCGATTACAAGGCAGGTCTCAGGGTTAATGTGACTACTAG